TGTCCATATCGCCTGCATGAATATTGACCGCTTCGGGATCAATGATCTCGATCTCGAAATCTTCTGGCTGGTCTTGCGCCAAGTCCTCGATACCTTGTGGTTGTTGGTATAGCGCTTTGTCGATATTGGTTGCCATGTTGGTCCTCAGTAGTAAGCGTGTTGCTTACGTTTAAAAATTATTGGTTCATCTTTCTCGTCACTGTCTAACGATATGAACCCACCTTGTCTGAATCGCATTAGTGCTTGGGATGTTGTATCAACGAAGTCGTCATGCTCGCCAACTGGGAACGATGCAACTTCTTCAATAACTTCACGCGCCCAACGTGTGTCCGGAGCCCACACCATGCCTGAAGCGAACAAGTCCGAAATCGCATTCAATCGTACCACCTTGTCATTGCCACGGCTAGGATTTGTCTCCCACGCAGGGATGCCCATCGCTCTGAACTCTTGTATCAATGGTGCGCCAGCAGACTTCTTCTCCACAATGAACGCATCAGGCTCCCACTCTCTGTAGTGTTTAAGCGCTGCCGCCTTCAACTCTGGGAAAGTCATGCGTTCTTTAAAGGCATCAAGCAAAATGATCTGGGCTGCGTTGCCTTCTTCCTCGTTGTAGAACACACCCCACGTTGTGCATGCTGAGTAGTCCGAGTTTGTCTTGGTTTCGTGCGCCGTATCCCAAGACTGAATGATGTAATCGCACACCGGCGGGTCTTCTGGCTCCCATATCCGCCACATCTTGCGAGAAATGGTGGCACTGTTGTCCGAAGTGGGCTGCTGCATGTACTGCGCGTTCCAATACCGTGGGTCAATAGACGCTTTCGCACTCTTTAACGCTGCCAGAGGCCATTGCTCAGGCCAAAGTGACTTCTCATTCTCCGTATTCTCGTGAAGTATTGCGGGTAACTCCACAATCTCCCAGCGCGGGGAGTCAGGGTTACGGGTTTGGTAGTCAATGATGCGTCCGGTCAGGTCTAAAACTCCCCAACGGGTCATCACCACGATGATCGCACCCCCCGGCATCAGACGCTGGAGCGGTCCGGTCTGCATCCACGACCATGCGGTATCAAAAGCTAGTCTTGAGTTGGCTTTAACGTCTTGTTCGGAGTGAGGATCGTCAATAACAAACAAATCGGCACCACGACCAGCCAGAGCACCCCCAACACCAGCAGCGTAATACTGGCCCCCAGCACTCGTAGACCACTTACCGGCTGCCTTTTGGTCATCAGCCACATGAGTTTGAGGAAAAATCTCTGCATACTCCTCCGAGTCAAGTAAGTTTCGTACCCTACGACCAAAGTCCTCGGACAGACCCGCAGTGTGCGTGCCCATAATGATCTTCTTATTAGGGTTTTTACCTAGAAAGTAGGCGGGGAATAGATAGCTGGAGAACTCTGACTTCCCCATACGCGGCGCGATGTTGATAATCACCCGCTTCTTCTTGCCGTCGAGCACGTCTTGGAAGATTTTTGCCAGTTTCCTGTGATGCGGACCGATCTTGAACCCCGGATAGACCGCCGTTGCAAACCCAAGCATGGAGTCGTGGGCCGCTGCCAGACTAGCCCGCTTCTCACGGATGTCCAACATGTCCATGAGTTCTATCTTCTCCGCCACCGTCATGGTGGGGAGAGCCTTTTGGAGCGCTGCAAGCTCAGGCTTCGTCAGACTCGTCAGGCTGTTTAGGTTCATTTTCTGGGGTTTCTTGTACACGTTCTTCGGACGTGTCTATTTTTTCGTCTTTTCTATGCACGTCGTCCGCGTCTGATATGTCGACTACGTCTATGACGCCCATGAACTTGCTGAGCTTTTCTTTGATCTTGGCGTCTATCTCGCTGTCGCTGAGTTCGGCTTTTTTAACTTCAATCTTGTCCGTAAACAGCCCGACCTCCGTGACCTTGCCCAGTAGTCCCAGCGCTTTGAGGCGGATGTTTGCATTCGTAGACTTCGTCTCTTCAATCAATTGGGCAACGGCGTAGCCTCTGATCTCTTTGGCCTGCTGCACAAACTCCCAGTCGTAAGCCGCCAACATCCCCGTCAAATGGCGTACAGCTTCTGGGGTTTTTAGTTGGATCAGGTTTGCTTTCTGGTCGGCGTCGGTAGCCGTGGTGGTCAATGTGCCAAACGCAGTACGCGCCGCAGCAGTCTGCTGCTCAGTATCTATCTCGTCGTCTGGACGTACGCCTAGTTCTTCCAACCACTCGACGGTCTTATGTTGAGCAGAAAGCACTACTCCCGGCTCGGCGTCATCGAGTTCGATAAACATTTCCGGGCTGGTGACCCCCGGATTAAATTGCACCAAATGCTCAAACATGCGCGGTTCCTTGCAACCTCGTTGCGCGGAGTATATACTCACTTCTGGTAGGTGTGCAAGCAGTTGCGCATTTGCTTCTCCTGATGGGATGACCATCCTTACCCCGGCGTTCAACAGGCGTCGGGGTTTTTTTCATATGGGGGTGTCCAAAGTTTGACAAGAGGTATTTGGAATTTTTATAAAATTTATGGGGGTAGGTATAAGGTATTACAAAGTTTAATTTGCGGCTGCGAAACAGTGTTCACGGGGCATCGTGGCACCGCTGTCGCCAAGGGGTGATGGGGGTATGGTGGGGTTCGCCGTAGCAGAATACGCTCTGTCAAGGGGCTTGCATAACACATTGTGGTATAATAGATTTATCGATTGGGGGAACTCAGTCGATCGTAACAGCCCCAACGATATGGGGCTTTGTCATTTGTTATTTAGGAGATTCATTCATGAAGAAAACATTTAACGCTCTCGCCTTGCGTACCGCGCTTGGCATCACTACTGCTCAGTTCGAGTTAGTCAAGCCCACGCTTGAACTTGCAGACAATATGTCTGTGAGTCTTACGAGCAAACTACTTGCACTCGGTATTGGTGACAAAGCAACCGCGCGCCCCTTTGTTGTGTATTACATAGCAACAGTTCGCACAGGCGCAATGGACTTGGTGAAAGACGGACAACGCGGTCTTACTTTCGGTTATGGCAACAAGTATGAGAGACAAGTCACTCGTATTCTCAGCAAGATCTTTGACGATACCCAAGCCGAGTCGAAGCCGTTCAAGAAAGGCAACAAGAACAAAGACAAGGTTGCGAAGTTGTTCGCGGAATGGCAATCCCTGAGCGCGAGCGAGAAGCGTCGCTTCACTAACTTGCAACTCAAAGCCGACTGACAGACAGTTTGTCTGTGAGTTTTTCCCGCGCGGTCTGACAGCGGTGTCCCCGCGCGGTTTCTTTTTCTGTCAAACATATCGGAGTCATCATGAAACAACACCTCATCTCTTTCGTCAAAGCCCCAGTCGGCTACATCTTCAACTTCCTCGCTCACTTCGACTTACTTAGCGGACGCTTCGTGTGTTGGGGTTGCGAGACATTCTGTCTGCAAGATGGCGTGCAAGACGATTCTTGGTTTTAAGTAGGCAACTCTCCAAGCCCATACGCGTGGGCTTTGGGGGCAATCCTGCCCACATAACTTTAGGAGTGTCATCATGCAATCAATACGCGCTTTCCTACTTGGCATGGCGGAGTTTCGCCTGTCATTCACAACGCACATAGCAGACTGGCATCTAGCCAACTGCTACGACAAAGGGCGCGACCTTGCCCATAAACTGACCTTTCGCAACTTTGACAACTAAGGAGTAATCATCATGGGTAAATACACACGCGCAGACCACGAGTTCTCGGTCAAGTGGCGCAACAGCGAGCGTTGGAAAAACCTCCGCGCAGAGTTCGGCGAACTAGCCAAGAACACCGAGCGCAAACAACGCGCCATTGCCAAGGCAGAAGAAGATGACATGGCATGGGAACTGATCAAGATGGATTGCAGACCAGTCCGCCAGAAGCGTCTCTTCAAGTAAGGCAACCGCAACTCACAGACACTATGTCTGTGAGTTCTCCACAACGCGTTGCACAGAACATCAAAAGTGTTGTAAAAAAACACATACCCACGCTTTCACAATCCGTCCCCCCCGCATGGGCGTCCCGCAACCCGCATGGATACTAGCGCGCACTATGTCCGTGCCAACAAGACATATATATAAATATACTTTTCTTTAGATATATATATATTCATCTTTTCGTGGACACTTTTATTCTCATCTATCTTGGTTCATTCTTGGATTTCAAGTGTCAGGTGGGTATGATAGGGCTCAAACCTAGTATCCATGCGGGCTAACAGGTGTCCCATAGGGGTGGGCACGCTTTGTAGAAGGGTGGGTATGCTCGTTAACATTTCGGAGAAGCATCATGGAAAACGAAACCTATAGTCCTCTTATCA